CCTCGGCTGCGACCAAGTTTGATAATCATCATCCGTTACCTGTACCTGCATGATTGCCCCAGTAACTTGATCTGTGTCAAAGATCATCCTCCCCAACTGTTTCCTCCTTGAAGTGCCTGCATCCCATAAGGGGGTGATAACAGTGATCGGCATAACCGATCCGTCATCCGTCAGATAATTAGGGCTGGCATAATACAACGTCCCATTACTCTCATGTTGCAGAATATGATTACCAGAACTATCACGGCAAGAAGCCACAATAGGCATATAATTACCATTAGTATCCGTCCACTGCTCCCACCTATTCTGCACAAGGTCATAGGCGAGTGTAAGGTTGGCATTCTTAATCGTAACGACGTAGAAGTTATGCCCGTTTGCCTTGATGTGCCAGCTGTATACAATTGACAGGTCGATCTGATTGAGGAGGCGATCAATGTCGGGAGTGGATACAACCTTCGGTTGCGTCTGCTCCAACATCAACACTTGATTAGAGGCATCCCTATTTGTTGAAATGAAGAATAAAATTTCTTGAATAGATTGCACACTGTCGGCGGAGGCACAACCGTAGTTCAACTTACCGGCAGGATAAAATTGCAGAGGGGAGCCAGTTGGATTACCTACATCACTGAAAAATTCCGTTGTCCATTCCTTCAGGGCGACAACGTACACAGATTGCTTGGAAAGGAACACACCGCTATCTGGCTCAATCTGGGCTGTGATATAATCGAGAGGATCCCAGTCTCCTGCAATAGAAACACTATTCGGCTTACTTCCCCATATAACTGCTGGTGTAATTGCAGTACCGAAGAAGTGTTGCATTACATAGATTGCCCCATTGAGATAGGCAAGTCCCTTTGTTGTGTAGGCAGGGTAAGTTGCGTTGATGGAGTGGAGGGTTGCTGAGAGGCCACCAGTATCTTCATATGCATATCCCTGCACACCATTCTGTAATACTAGATGGGGAGTTGCCCCAAGAATACTATTGAAGGAATAGACACCGCCAGTACCATCAAGACCTGTTGCAACGGAAGCCAATCCTTTATAAAGTGTGGTGCCGAAAATGGAATATACATAACCATTCCAGTAGTATACACCTCTACCAGCAGCGCTAGTCAAGGGAGGAATACCCCAGGTCAATATACCTGGGCGACGATAGATATGTGTCCCCCCTCCTGGCGAGGTTTCTACATAACAATTAATGATGCGAGAATCTTTCGCCGTTGAATTATCCCGATTCTCAGGACCTGCAATAAGGGGTAGTCGTGCCGGAACCGCAACGGTTGGGGATTGTGCCATTAGCGGAATCTCCCCGCCGTATTATAGAACCTACTATCCACATTAAACCTAGTGGATGTATCCTCCACATCGAAATTTTCCAATGCGGTACGGTAGGCAGTTGCCCTCTGCTGGCACCTCTGCATGATGGACTCCGGCTGCCCCGTACAAATGTCATCAGCAAGACCCCAACGAAGTGCCATCCTCCACTCTTGCGGAAAGGCAGTATTGTCAGTTAGGAGGATTGGATTCTTTGCCTGCACTCTCATAAGGAAAGTTGCGGTGTTCAACACCTCAGTGCTGTCGGGGGCAGGCCACAAATTCAAATTAAGTGCATATGACTGCTTATCAGCAAAGTAGGAATTGATAGTACCCGAATTCCCAGTAACCTGCGAGAGACGTTCCCACTCATCCCTACTAATGGGGACAAGGGGACGCCTTGTGAGGGAGGTATTAAGAACAAACCCCTGCAATACTTGCAAGGGCTTATCCATTGTTACGGCGGGACCGATTGGCCCAATGACATATTGCGTTTGATTAAGGACAAGGGGAACTGTTACCTCCTCCTGAAGGAACAATTTAATCCCCTGTGTCTGCCACAAGTTAATAATATCGCAGAGGCGCCTCATATATATGGCGAGTTGCTCTGAGTTCGCCTCTGCGCCTTCCTGCAAATATCCAGCGTCAAACATGGCATCATTGATAATGCCATATGCCGTGTTGGAAGTGGAATTAGCCATATATTACGCCGGGTAGATGGGTTGAAGTTTGGTACATTCAATAATGCAGGCGAAGGTCAATGCTCCTAGGGCAGTTGTAGATGTACCAGCAATTCCCGTTGTGGAGAACATAATATCACCTGTCGCTCCTGGGCTAGCATTATTTGTGAGGCCGCCGAAGTTAGAAAACTCCGAATCATCGCCACCAGACATACCCCAGAACAATTCATTGGTGGTTGCCTGCCACCACAACTGCACGTCGAGGTTACTATTATTTGGTTGCGAATATTTAACCCTATCCACTCGTAGGGCAAGGCAGGGAGGATTCATGGTTGCGACGGTGGTAAGTTGCGTTACCGGAATGTCGATCGGAGTTGCTACCGTTAGGTCAATCTCACCAGTTACACGAATAACAAAATTCCGCATACCATCACGCAACACCTGAGTGTTGTATGTGTTGGCCATAAATTAACGCTCCTGAGCGGCGTACAAGAAATCCGCAACGCCAGTTGTTACGGCGGCAGTAGCACCATTACCAATGGAGAGCGTTGGATTTAATAGTACGGATGTCATTGCTCCCGTGAGAGAGGAGGCAAGGATCTTCGCAGACGGACCGAGGGTAGTAACATCTTGCCTCTTCTGCCCAATCAAACTATTACCAGCATAGATCAACACATTACCAAGGCGATCAACCAAGAAACCGAGGTCAATATCCGTATTCGCCGTCAACAGTCCTGTCAAGGTAACAGTGCCAATCACAGCACTTCCCGTAACCACATTCACAACAATATTTGTAGTACCGGCAGCCTTCAAGAAATAGATGCCGTCCGTAATTGCCGTGAAGGGAGTTGCAGTTGTATCAATGAGCCCTGCGATAAAAGCATTAGTCGTGAGGGTAGCAACTTGCAGGCGGCATAGAAAAGCCAACTTCTTAGTAGCTGTGTATTGGAAGGAAGCTACGGGAAGTTGAACGGTGGGATAACTTGCTGCTGTTGCCGCGGTGGTGAAGAGAATACGACCACCACTACCACTAGCGGCAGTTGCAGCGAGGGAACCACCCGAAGCAGTTACAGTATAAAGTGCGGCATTATAAGGAAGAAAATCATCATCATAATACGCATAGAAGAATGGGTCAGGAATACCAACCTGCCCGAGGGGCTGATAAGGTGCATCCTGCGTGAGGCCGGAAGTGAAACGTACTGGATTGCCCATGATATTTGTCCTGATGATAACGCCATTATGGAAAGGCGCTTCCCTTCGATCAATTGTCGGGAAGCGTTATACACCGTGTAACAATTTGTTACCTCATCTATTACTTCTTACCTTTCTTATGCCCGTGGTAGTTTTTCTGCCCAGGTGCGGCTTGTGCAAGGCGTGCCATTTTACCAATGACACCGCCAGGTACTCCCTGCGCCTTCATCTGAGCGGCACGGCCACCGTGCCCTAACTTATTACTCTTCCCTTTAAAGGAGCCAGCCTTCTTAATAGTGGCCATACATTACTCCTTACGGACCATTACTACCGTAGATGCCACGGGGATCGGTACAACCCTGCGTGAAACGCATGTAACTAGCCGCCAAGGCATTTTTCGTAGCGAAGTCATTATCCTGAGCAAACTCAGGTTTAGCACGCCAGAAGAAGCGCATACCATTCGGTACGTTAGTGCGGACAAACCATGCACTTGGCTGCGTGAAGTAATGGTTCAACTTCACACCCTTCGGGAATGCTCCCGTTGCCTTCAACACATTGATATTGTTGTTGGCGGTATCACTCTGCAAGGTACTCTTGAGGATACGTTCCGCGTTGTAGTGTTCCTGCGGAGCAATATGCAACGATTGACCCATGGCCGAGACACGCAGACCCTTATCCGAAGTCATCTGCATAATCTGAATGCCAAGGTCTTCCAGAGACGCCTCACTCAAGTCTGCGCCCGGTGTCAAGGCATTACTGAAGGTACCACCCGACACCTGCACATGCGCATTACTAATCAGAGGCTGTCCATCAGCCATCGAGAAGTAGGTACTATTAAACGCATTGTTGTAGATGAAGGCTGCCACATTCTCAATGGTCTGATTCATTGAAAATGCATTCGCCTTCGCACGCCGAGTTGCCACTTCCTTATAGAGATTATCCGAAATCTCCTCATGCGTTACGATGTAACCGAGGCCATACGCAATATGCGTGTAGCGGGTTACGTAACCTTGCTCCTCACCATCATACTCGACTGGTGCACCTTGACCCTTAACGGGTGCAAGGCCAAAGCCAGTGACCTGCACATCTTCCTCGTATGCCTTCTTTGAGGTTTCAATGTCGTAGAGGTCGGTATACTCCACCGGATGCTCATTGTACATCTGACCCCATACGGTATGAATACCAGGCCAGAGTAGTTTCGGGTGGGTACCAGTATTGATTACGCCTGCCATAATTTATCTCCTATTAGAGGCCAGCAGTGCCGGCAGAGAGTTCGTGTGCGTTGATCTTAACAAGCCACTTTGCGTTAGCGCCGAAGGCATTGTCCCGAGTACGATCCAAACCAAGCAGACGAACTTGCAGGGTACTGGTTGTGGCAGGCGTTGCATCCGTAACACTTGCCAACTGCCAACCGGAACTGAAACCATTATTCGTTCCAAGGAACAGAACCTGGTTCAGACCAATTTCAGTTGCAGCAAGCTGCGTACCGTTAGCATGTTCCTGCACCTTAAAGATCAGGTCAGGAGAGTCGGCAACGATAGCATACCAGTCAGTTGCCTGAGCGGCAGCAGGACGCACCGTGCTGTTCAAGTTGAGAGGGTTGAAAATACCACCCTCCATAGTGCCGAGTCCCATGATAACACCACGGATTGGACCCGTCGCAGCAGCGAGAGTAATACCAGGAACACCATTCGCATCACCGCTACCGTTACTAATAACCGGATCACCGATTGCATATCCGTTAGTGTCGGCAGCTGCGATTTGATAGATGTTACCCTGGCCGTTATACGGCGCCCCGGTCAGATGTTTGACAGGGGACAGACCATTAGGGCGAGATACATTTGCCATAGGGGTTTCCCATTATGATTTACGAGTGAATAGGCTGTTCTTACCAGTTCTTTTATCAATGTAGCGTTGCTTCCTGTCCTCGCCTGACTCACCTGAACTATCGCTACCTATAGTACCACCCCTCAATGTAGCCGCTAACTGATCTGACTGTTTGGTGATGAAACTCTGCGCATGGGCAAAGATTTCATCGGAGCATTCCATTAGATACATACGTGTGGGACCATCCCCCGTACCAATTGAAACACGCGTACCCATATCACTATTTCCATCCTTAGCACTATCTCCAGCGAGGTCGAAATTATTAATATCAACATCGTCGGCATCTACATAACGATAACCTGCTTTGATTGCCTGACCTATACGAGCGGGGGTTCCCCGAAACCAATGCCGATGCCAACCCGGCCTCTCCGGGACTTCAAGGCGAAGAGTGCCGCCCGTCATGGGCTTATATCCCTTCGGCAATTCCAGAGGGGGATTGGAAGGTGACTGTCTCTCTTT